AGCTTGCCCAAACTGAAAAACATACTGATGCCCAACAACCTGACCGCGCGATACATGCAGATCAAAAGGTTCAAATCGACCCTTTTGAGTAATCGACGATACCAACCCACTCAGAGCCATAACAATCTCCTATGGGGGCCGAAGCCCCCTACTCTGTTAGGCAATACGGCTAAATACGTAGGCGGTGGCGCTAGAGAACATAATTCTGAAGCACGCCAGACCCGTAACGCCGGACGGTACAGTCAAAAGACCAGCACCGGCTCCAGAACCAGCAGCGGCAGCGGCTGAAAGGATACCGTTAGTAGCCACGGCAATCGTCACTGTGCTTGCCCCGGCAGTGTTATCAACATACAGATCAAGAACCGTTCCAGCAGTCGCCCCTAGCTGTGTGCCAAGAAGAGTGCCAGTAGGCAATGTAATGGTTGTGGCGGCGGCAGAAGTAGAAGTGATGTAGCCGGTAGCAACCTGCGCCGCAGTAGCGGTAGCCGTCGCGTTAATCGCGGCAGTGGTGGGATGATCCTGATTTGTAAAAATCAGATCCGATGCGGTTAGCGTTGTTACGCTTAGCGTTGTTACGCTGGTGTTAACGCCAAGAGTGGATGTGGTGGTAACCGCGCCAGTAGTTGAATCAACAGAAACGGTTTGAAAACCGTTTTGCGAACGTACTGGGCCGCTAAATGTACTGTTAGCCATAATAAAATCCTCAAATCAAAACTTGCTGTCTCTTGAGGGAAGTCTGCCTAGTCAGTCAGCAAGTCGGGGTCTAGGTATGTGACTTTATAGCACTGTTTTAAATAGTCTGCAAGCAAAAGAAAAGGGAGCCGAAGCTCCCTTTTCCTACTCTTAGTTTGAACCGGAGGAACCGAACATTCCAAGCGGATCAGAGAAACCGAACGAGTAACGCTCGCGGGACTTGTAACGGACGTTGCCCGTGTCGAAGTCTCCATCCATCGAGTTCGACAGAGGGATACGCTCAAACATCTTCATGCCGTTAGGAACGTCGGTCGTGAGGAACCATGCGTTCGTATCGGTCAGGAAGTGGTTCTGAGTGTAGCCTTCTGGGATCGAACCGTTGTTCTTCAGAGCGTTGATATCGTTGTCGGTTGTGCCAACACGGAGGCTGGTTTCCAACAGACGGGTAGCAACGAACTGAAGAGCGGGTGGGATGACAAGTTTTTTAGGCTTGGCAGCGATCAGCAGACCACGTTCGTCCGTCCACGCAGCGATCTGAATAACTGCGTTTTCCAACGAAGTCTCATTCAGGTCAGCCTGAGTAGAAGGCGTGTTGCTGTTCGTTCCACCGCTAACAAGCGGATGTGCAGTGCTAAACAGTGCAACTCCATCACCGCCAACGAAGGCGCTGTTAAAGCCGTTGTTCAGAACAGCAGCAGCTTTCACCTGTTTGGTGTAAGCCATCGCACGAGCCAGAGCTTTGGTATAACGAGCCGAAAGACTGTCGTACAGGTTGTCCTCGATAGCCTCTTCGGTTAGCGAGAAACCCAAAGCGATGGTTTCGTGGTTGTAACGAGCAGTCCATGCTTCCTGTGCATTGTCGTAAGCGATGGCTTGGCCTTCGTTCTTGACTGGTGCAGCGGAGAAACCAGACAGCTTGGTCTCTTCTTCAAACGAGCGCTCGGAACTCTCAATCTCGTAGATTTCCTTGTGCTCCTCGCCATAGCGAGCATACTCAAGACCGAACAGGGCGTTGAGGCCCGGAAGCAGTTCTTTAAGTAGTTGGGCGCGTGAAATAGCCATGATTTACTCCTTAGACGCCAGCGGCGAGCAGATAGCTGTGGTAACCGAAGTTCCAGCCAACGATCACTTCTGGGAAACCGACGAACGACACGGCTGCACCGGAGGTAGCAGTTACTGCCGAGCTAACGGTAATCGTAGAAGTGCTGGTCACAACGCCGGTAACAACCAAGTTAGAGAGCGTTGGGAACGGTGCGGTGCTTGAGCCCGAGTACACGGTGCCACCAATCGTCACTGCCATTCCGGGCTGGATACCGGTAGTAGAAGCAACAGTGAAAGTGGTTGCGTTTGATGGGCTGCTCGACAGGGTGGTCGCAACCGTAACGGCTGTTTCCTGAACCAACTGAACAACGCGCAAACAAGGCGAAGTTGTCGAGCCAGTACCAACCGTCTGAACGATGTTTCCGGCTACAGAGCTAGACACGGTGGGGTTACGCCCAGACACGCCCATTGCCGAGTTACCAGTCGTCGTGCTACCTGTATTACCAGCAACGAGGAAGGCATTCGTTCCAACGAAACGAGGCGACATGTAGCCAACCGTCGTGCCGGTATTAGCTTGCGTGTTAGCCGAGCCTTGAGCCTGAGTAACAACACATGCCTTAAACAGCGCGGTGGGGTTGTCCATCACATACGCGATCATCCCAGCTTTATTGGTGCTTGCTGCGTAGTATTGACCTTGCAGGTTACCAAAGATGGGGTTGGTTCCGGGGAACTGAGTACCCAAGAACACGCCAACGATGTCGCCAGCCGCCGCTGCGGTGCTGCCGCTTGCGCTATAAGGGGTGATGATTGCGTTACCACCAGACAGACCAACAACGTCACCGTTGAACAAGTTTGTCGCGTAGTTTTGCGCAATCGGAATCATCCGAGTCGAACCTGCGAACGGAATACCGCCCATTAGGTTGACCGGCACTAGCCCGTAAGGGCCATTAACAGTCGGATAAGCCATTTAAAGCTCCTAAAAATTAAGTACCTTTACCGAAGCTCACCGACGAACGCCGTTCTTGGAAAATAGGCATACGCGGATCGCTTTGACGCATTAGATTGTTATCCACCGCCTCAGTCTGCTTGCGGGTCATATCCGCAAAGTATTCCGAACGCTGCTGGACAAATTCAACAGGGGTCTTACAAAGCAAGAGTCCACCAATCTCAATACTGTCTTTGAAGCGGCTATTTGGGTCAGTCATAAACCGAAATTTAGGCTGTTCTTCAATTGCCACAGGCTCCCAACCTTCTCGGAGTTTGCCCGAGATGTTACGTTGGTCAAGCTCATTCAAAGTAGCGGTACGAACCCATCTGTACGCGTATCCCGGCTGTTTGTCCGGGTCCGGTAGAGTCTCTGCGGGTCGCCAGCTTTTGGGGCGCTCCTGCTCGGTCCTAACGGTCATTTCGCGTTCAAGTCTGCTTTCAGCCATTGTTGGCCTCCAATTTCAAAAATTCCTTAGCATATTGCTGTGGAGTAATACCAAGTTTTTTGGCGATATTTGCGGCGGTTCTAGTCAGGACTACTTGTTTGGGAGCAGTGCTGCGTTTTACTGGCGCTACCACCGTACTTGGCTTTGTACGAGGACTTGTCTCGTTTCTTGAAGTGGAGCCAAACTCTTCTGGGAATCGAGCTTTTACTTCTTTGTCGATATTAGCATAGTATTCATCTGTGCCAATATACCCTCTGCCAAACCGAGATTCTAGGTCTTCATGAATCCCTTCTGCAAACCGGCGCATAGCCCGGTTGTTAGGATCTACAAACCATTGGTTCTTTGAAACCCAGTTTGCAACCTTTGGATCTAACTGCGGTTGAGCAGGTTGTTGATACTGTACGTTGTTTTCTTGCGGTTGTACAGTAGGTTGAAAGTTTTTTGCTTTGTCCAGTTTAAGCTGGGCGCGAACCATTTCTTTTTGGGCATCAAGCAGCTTGTCGGAATCACCGGAGTCATACGCCTCCTTGTAATTCTTCTCTGCCTTGTCCAACTCCATCTCGGCGGTAGTCTGATATGTGGATATCAACTCCTTCTCGCCATTATGGAGAATATTTTTCAGCCTGTTGTTTTCATCAAGAAATCGCTGTGCCGCAGAAAGCGCTTCCTGCTGTTCACGTAGTGCAGCTTCCTTGGCTCGACGTTCATCGTGCCAAGCTTTCTTGTACTGCGTAAACTTCTGCTTTACGTTCTTGGAATACTCGGCTGACTCATCAGCCTTCTCAAGATCGTCTTTGATTTCATCAGGCAGTGGGTTGATGTTACGGTCTTCTGGAGGAGCGTCATCAACGATATCAACAGTGATATCACCATCTTCTTCCACAGAAACTTCGACCCTATCTTCTTCCTCGTCAGGGAACTTAAAGTCTTCACCAAATTTAGCCATGACTGTTCCTTATTTACGTTTGATGCCGCGAGGATCGTCAACCGTCCCCTCAACATTGTCGTCGTTAATGATTCGGAATTCCTTCCCGTGAATCACCAAACGTGTACCCGCATTTGGGCGGATTAGGATGAAATCACCCTGTTTGCACCAAGGCCCAGTAGGGAACTTGTTTTTGTCCATGTAACAATCTGGTCCCATAGAGACCACAAATAGGACAGTTGTCAGCAGTTCATCGTATCGAATAGTTTCATCAGCTTTGATGATGCCACTTTCAAACTCTTTCTCTGCTTCAGGGATGGCGCAAAGGATTTTGTAGCCGCTAGGCTTGGGCAATTGTGTTGCCTTGTCATCACTCATCAAGTTCTTCCATTTCGTGCGTCAGGTCTTGCATGAAGGATTTAGCAGTGAGGAGACCTGTAATTTCCCCACATATCCCTGTGTACTCGTTGTAATCCCTAGCTGCTCTTGCGCCTAGTGACTCTTCGAGATGTTTGACTTTATCGTCAATTCGTTTAGCCATAATCGTCATAGCTTTGTGAAGCTCATAACTCATTTGGTTTTCCCACTATTAAATTTCTGTTCAGCTTGTCTCTGCTGCTGATCTAACTGTTCACGATGTTTAATGATGTCAACTCCTGCTGAGTGACCCATCTGCTCCTGCTGAGCATCTCGTTGACTCTAGATCGGAAGAGC